CTGGCTTTAGAAGATATTGTCTTTGGTAGGTCATTGCTGTCTCATTGTTTGTCTTGTAGACAGTCTGCATGAACTCAGGCATGCAACTACCATCACATCCTACATTTCCACAGCAAGGGCTTTCAATAGCGCAATCTGTAGTGATTGGACTCACCTGTATAGTTGTTTGTGTAGATGCTTGAGAATAGAATGAGTTAGCTGTTTGATATGGAAAGCCATTAATCACTGTACACATCCATGCTTCACGAACAGCATAAAAGTTATCTGGAAGTCTTGCTTCAAAGTTATCAACAACAAGAGCTGTCTCAGCTATCACGTATGTAGCTCTTCCCAGCTTTCTAAGACACTTGTCTAGATAGGTGGGGAATAACAAATCATCTACAGCACCTGTATCAAAGTAGCTTTTCAATTCTTCTTTGACAGTGGAGTAGATTGGATCTGGGCTTACGAAGTTAAATTTATAGTAATAGCTCATCTTTAATTACGATTCCATGTTGCATAAATATGTTGATACTTCTCGTCAACTTTCAAATAGTGGTTAATCAATCTAGAGTTTTGTCTCGTTGGTTTGAATAGCCACAGATCAGAAAACTTAAATCTACAAGATCTTTTAAACCACTTCCATCCAAAGAAATATCCTTCTGTATGGTAGTTGAAGTTGTAAATATACTTTCCCTTCTCCCTAGTTTTTTTCCAGTCAATTGGAAGATTTATATACTCTTTACCATCTACAATTGTGGTTCTCACTCTTTTCTTTTTGTTGATTGCGAAGTCTCCTATTCCACATGGGAGTTTTACTTTCTCCCCTGTTTCAAGCATGTGTTCAACAAACATTTCATTGAAACCATAAACAACTCTCTTCCAGTCATCGAAAGAGAGGTTTATTTCAGGTTTCTCACTCTTGAAATTATTGTAGTTTTCTTTTGAGGCACTTCGCCAATCTATCGGTACTCTCATCTAAATTGTGGTGAGTTTGGTGATTGACCATCTATTCCATCATCAGTCATGTCAGTCTTCAGATTGAAATAGCTCTGTAGAAGCTTCTGTGAGGTTAGATCTAGCACTTGCTTCTCCAAGTATCCTGGAAGAGCAAACTCTTTATCTAGAGGGTTCTGACAAAGCTGGTCAGTCGTATAACTTGGAGTTCCGCATCCGCATTCAGGATACATGATATTGTTAGGAATGTCTTCTTCAAAAAGAGCTACAAATCTAACAGCCTGTAGTGCTGGATTGCTGACATAAAGATAACCATTTGAAATCCAGAAATACTGTTCTTTTTTAATAACAGGAAGTTTTAATAGATTGAGATAACGATTGACAGTTATCTCTTTTATCTTAGTGCCTTGTCCAGACATTGCGTTTATTGAATAAACACCTTGAATGACATATTGATAATTTCCTTCAGATATTCTAGGAAGTTGATATTTTGATCTTGCGACAGAACAAGGATCTGCATAATTGCAACATTCTGAGATGGGAACTTCACACATTTCCAAGCATGGAATTGTTGTAAACAACGTATCAGTTGACCAAAGTTTTCTAAGATTGGTTTCTCTTTTTATCAACAATAGTGCATTATTTCGCACTTCAGAGGCGATTGCTCTGTCTGTAATGAGACTATCTGTTGATATGATCTTGTGCGTTGATCGCACATCAGATACTAATTTTCTTAATGTTGACATCTTGTGTTCCTGATTTTCAGAGTTATATGTACTCAAATTTAATCATTTTTCCAAATAAAAACTCCCAGACATTAAATGCCTGGGAGAAACTCTACAAAACCAATAAAGTAAAGTTTATTTGAATTTAGTTTATAGATACGCACAAACTTTTAATTTATGTGCTACTAGCAAGAAGTTGCTGCACTCAGCACTCCTCCACTTGATACTGTCCATTTAGTACTCAAATTGGTTATGTAAATATATCCACTGTAAGTAGTTGTCAAACCACTGTTGGTATATAAAACTACACCATTTGCTAGTACAGGAACAGATGTATACAATATAGGTAATAGTATAGCTGATGTGCATGGATTTGCAATATTTGCCAGTCCCCCTAAATACCAAGAATAAAATCCAGGTCCTGTAGTTGTTGTACTTGTTGTACTTGTTGTTGGACCAGATGATGTACTGGTTGTGGTTGTTGTAGGTGGTGTTGGAGAAATCTGTGCTTCTATAATAGCAATTGCATTGTCAATCTTCTGTAAAGCAACTGTGAGATCATCACAGCTTTGTATTCCTGTTCCCGCTAGGTTTGGTCCTATATATTTTACATTTTCAGAAGAAACAAATTCACAATGGTCACCGCTGCAACCACATGGACCTAAAGATCCGCATCCTGGGCAATTAGTATTGAATGGCATAGTTTATGGGATGTACATGATGTAATAAGCACCAATTGTAGGTTGGATGTTATTGTGAGATAACCCATCACCTGTTGAAGAATTTGCAACACTCACTGTTATTCCTGTTGTTTTGATATTTGTTGAAGAAGGATGATTGGTTTCATCTACCTCATATCCACTAGAACCACTACCAGCATTAGCTTCATTATTAAGCCATATTGCAAAGTCTCCACCATTTGCAGGTTGATGGTTATGTCCAGGATCTACAACAGTTGCTGTAGCTGTGTGCGTGTGCGAAGGAATTTGACTTGTTGTCAAAGTAACATTATTCGCACCTGCTAAACCATTAAGTGAATAACTTGGATTACCTGGTGTAGATGGGTTAACTATAGAACTCATTGTTATTGTACCAGCCATAGTTCCATCTGTAGTTCCTACAGCAACACGTCCCCTCTTGTCTGGTGTACCATTACTACCATTACACAAAAACACATCTATAAACTGGCCAGATCCTGCTCCTGTAATATCAAAGCCTGTAAGAGGGCCATAGTACTCATACGCAATGTATGGTACCATGTTATTCTTGTACAAGTTAGATGGTGCAATGCTGTCTAAATAAGCTTGGATAAGCGTATTCAAATCAGCCAACTCAACATAGTTTGTTGTAACATCAAGCTCTAGTGCTGTTAAGTCAGCAGCTGTTGAGCACAGCTTATTAATAGCTGCTTGAAGAATGTCATGTGTATCAGACGATGATGTTACACCTGTAAGACATCCAATTGTATAATTGGCATTAAGGGTGGTGAGTGTTGACTCAATTGCTGTAACACTGGTTTTTAAAGAGCAAATTGATCGAATCAATGCTGAGATAACATCATTAAGTGTAATGTCACCAGACACTGGAAGAAACCCACTCACCAATGAGCAGAGATCAGCTGGATTTATAACAGGAATAACCCCGTTACCTGTAGACAAATCTATTATGAATGTTGAAATTTGTAATTCAACATTAGCAAGTGTATCACCATTGGAAATACCTAGGGCAGGAATATTAAATCCTGTATATCTTACGCACTGATCAGATATGATTTCTGTGCATCCGTTAAAGCAATTAGAGCAGCTCATTTATTTATATTTTAGAAGTTTTACTTTACTAGCTATTTGACATACGCTAAAGTTTTTAGCGTAATCTGGGTTACAATACTTATATGTCAAGATTCTTCTATAATTAAGAAGATCTATCATCGTTGTAAATGGGACAGGCATATTCAATGCAAACACAGTGTTGTTGTAAAGATTCTTTGCAACTTCTGTAATCTTACATTCAATGTCTTGTAGCAAATCAGGAATTTCACCACATTCAGAACAAGAAGTTAATCTAGGTTGTAGCATGTTTATTTATTTTTAGAAGATGTTTATACTAATCTTTCTAATTCAATTCTATCAGTGACGGGTGGTTGCACTGTAATTTCATCTTTTTTCTTCTGTGCACAAAATGCACACATTCCGTTTTTAAGATTGCATCCACATCCTACACTTGCTCCACATCTTGAACACTTTGCCATATTAATAGTAGGTTGTTACTGTTGCATAATTATTTCCTGAACATCCACAGTTATTTCTTAGGAAGTTGTTGAGCATTTTATCAGCTTGAAGATACAATCTATTTGCTTCAACTGTAGCACAATTATTTGCAGCTGCTACAGCTCCATTAATAAAGAATGATATAGTTGTAAGCTCCACCTTAGATTGTGTTTTAATTGCTCTGTCACACTCCATCATATCAAGTCTCATGAATGCTTCGTCAAACTTCTCTTGAAGTCTTTCTACACGCATAATAGTTCTTTCAACAAAGTTTACGTTTGCTGGAGCCACTGAATACTTTAGATAGTAGATACCATCAGGAAGTGGGTCGTTAGTAACTGTTGAAATTCCTAAGTTAACACTTGTGAATACATTCAACGAATTAACAACAAATGGAATATTAACTATGCCAAAGTTAGGAACATTTATCTCAATAGATGGAGATGTAACATTTGGTGGTGTAGTTGGATATGTAGAAGCATCAGCAACAGCAAGCGTTAGCGTGTTGTATGTTGGAACTACGAGAATGTCTAGTTGCAGAGTTGGCATGGGAGTTATAAAGAAAATGCCAGAGGATTTTGAGAACTAATCCTCTCACCCTCTGGCATAGGTTATAGAAATTTTAACTTACCTACTATTAAGGAATCAAAGTGCTAGTAGTGGTAGTAGTTGTTGGAGGTGTAGAAGTAGTGGTGGTAGTTGTAGTGATACAAACATTGTTATCAACTACAGTACCAAGAGCAGCTTCAAGAACAGCTTCAACAGCAGCAGCGATACCAGCATTACCTGGAGTGGCAGCATTAGGAGCAGCAAGAATAACCATGCTATCCTCATAAATATAGTCACCCCACTGATAAGCAGAACGATCATACTGATTGAACTTGATGTAGTAGGTATCATAAATAGTACCAGTAGTTACATAAGTCTCAAAGTTCTCGTTGTAGCCATTCATTCTGTACAAGTGCTTCAAGTAACCTGCCTGATAGCTGTAGAAGTTCTTCTCAAGCTGAGCAATTTCTTCAGCAGTACCAGTTGGGTAAGAAGATCTCTGAACAACAACAGGGTCAGCTACGATGTCACAGTTGTCAGCAACGATGAAGTCAGCAGTGGTAGCAGGACCTTGGTATACGAAAGTACGGAAGTACATTCTGTCATATTCCCAAGGGAATGCAGCAATATCGCAAGGCTGGCCATATTTGGTAAGAGGCTTACCAGAAATACGAAGAACAGCACTAGCATTGTTACCAATTCTCTGGAATGTGTAGAAATCAGACAATGTGATGTTGTCAGGGTTGTTGCCAGGAGCTGCAAGATTCAATTGGAAAATAAATTGATCAATCAATGCAGGTACGTTGACATCAGCGCAAGGATCAGCACCACAATCACAGCAAGGAGCTTGCACAGTTACTGAACGGGTGAAACCGTTGAAGTACAATGTGTCAAGATAACTAGAGTGTCCTCTTAGAGTAAGAGTCACAACTTCTCCACACTGTACGCTCCAATTACCTACATCAGTAATTTGGACAGCAGGAGTACCGCAACCTGATACTTTGTACCATTCAGTTACGTTAGATGAGCAACCTGAACCAGAAGGGCAACCCTTGATTTTATCAGAACGCTTAGAGCCTTGTAGGTAGGTGTTTTGTCTACCTTGAGCTACATAGAAGTATGGAGCAGCAGCAATGTTGCCAGCTGTAGCCACACTGTAGTCGTTTCTGAAGAAACCAACTTGACCAGCAGTTAGATCCTGAGTAGAACCAGCACTAGGGAGCGAAGTTTGCCCTACTGGAACTACAAAAAGGGTGGTTAACGAGAAATCAGCCATTTTTTTGTTTGTTTGTTAAGTTTATTTATTCATTTGTTTGTATTCTGAACTGGGCACTTTGTACCGCAGCTGCATTCTCTGTATACATTGCTAAGTTCTGGACAGTTAAATCGACTAACTCGTCTTCCAGATATTCTTCAAGTTCACAGTTAACATCCGTAGATGGTTGGCCATCGAACCTGATGTAGCCTGTCTTATCAATGTAGATTGGATATCTCATATAAGAGATGTATATCGCAGTGGGAGTGAACGTTCCGTCTGTGAATATACTAATTTCATCTGAGGAGATGAAATTAAATGTCTCTTGATATTCGAAAGATGGTCTATAGTGAACATTGTTCAATAAGAACTGTAAATCACCATGCTTTGCCAAATCTTTGTTTATCCAAATTTGTCGATCCTTGCACACTCCCTTGTCAGCTAAAACATAGCTGTCAATGTAAAACATGTATTTTGGATCAAGTAAATCAATATCAGCTGCCCACTGATTCAATGTTTCATTCTTAATGTGTAGGTCCAACTTACCATGATTGTAATTAATTACAAGTCTCTGCAAGTCTTCGTAACGCTTTTTAAAAGAGTCTAGTCCTAAACCACTAACAACACTAAATCCATCAACCTTCTGTTTGATGAGCTTTATTTGCGCTTCGTTAAGCGCAAGAATCTTATCTTCTAGTTGAATCTGCTGATGCTCATTAGTTGATAGTTTATTTAGTTTTTGATCAATTTTATATAATAAACTATCTACAGGTATCATACAGAAGCGAGTTTCTTAGATTTCAACTTTTGTTCTAGAGTGATTAGTTCGTCCTGATTATCATCGTTAGCCAAGAACTTCACCAATTCCTCTTCGTCTTTTGCTAGTTCAAATTCGCCTTCAAAGACACGTCCACTGGACTTAACTCTGTAAACTGAATGTGCAATAGCTTGCTTAACCAAATCTTTGATATGGAGTAAATTTTCCTTCATGTCTGCAAATCTGTTAAACACTTCGATTGTTGACAATCCTTGGTATTTACCAGACTTGAATTCAGTCTGCTTGAGAATATTATCCACTTGATTATATACAAAATCTTCTTTGGAATCTTCTGTAACTGGAAGTCCTAGAAGTCTTGCAACTTTTCTTTTCTTCTCAGGAGACATTGTATCAAACTTGGAGATTGCCTTGTTGATCAATTGTTTCTTCTTGAAGATTACAGCATTTTCGATATCATCATCTACAACGTAGAATTGTGTATCTGCTGGATAGTCACCTCTTTCCCATGCTTGGTAAGAACTAGCAACAGTTGGATGAACTCTCAACCAAGAGAAAGCAAGTTCTTGAAAAGGTACTGTTAAATCGAAGTAGTTATCACCATCAAGAAGTTTTACAGTTTGCACATGAGTAGTGTCGTCTGTAGATTTTGATAAGCCATAGTTCCAGAAAATAGCCCTTGGTCCAAGATCTATTCCTCCTAGAGCATCTTCAAGCTTCTTTCTTAACTCTGTTACACGCTCAACTTCTAGCTCACGCTCAGTAGGATCAGCAATTCTTTTGATGTAAGCAGCATCAGCATCTAAGCCTGTTCTGTATCTTCCATCAAGTTCCTTGTAAGGATATTTAAAAACTCCAGTTCCTGGAATTCTTGATAACCCTCTTTGTGATAATCCTCCTTGCATGGTTTGCATGCCAGCACTGTTGTACTCCTTCTTAATCGTGGAGATTTTCCCTAATTTACCCATTACGTAGTTATTTGATTATTATTGGTTTGTTTGCAGAGTGCGCCAATCAAATGGCTAGGCTCACTGACCCACACTCTGTTTTAAAGAGGAATAAAACTCCCCCCATGAGACATGAGGGGAGATTTTATATTAGAACTGTGGAATTTCTTCGATGAGAACAGTTCGTGACAAGTCTTCGATGAATACATCGCAACGATCTTGCATCCAGATTTCATAGCCTGGGAATTTGTTGGCAGAAGACATACCCTGAGACTTAGCAAAGCCTAAGTGGTGTCTACGTCCATCGATATAACCCCAAGTCATAGAAGGAGCACCCTTCATACGTACTTCACGAATGTTGTTAACCATAGAGCCATCAGACATTGGAGATACGTCAAATACCATGAACACAGGAGTGGACTTCTTGTTCTGTCCAAATTCCAAGTTGGATTGAGGAAGATCAAGTTCTTTCAAGTGGATAAGTTCAACACGACCAGTCTCACGAGTTACCATTGCATCGAATGCAAAGTTGTAAGTGATGTGCTGTCCTTCTCCTTGCATGTAACGGTTACCGCTATCTGCCATGAAAGTAAGACCAGAGTTCAAAGCATCAGTTTTAAGAGCCTGCTGGAACACATCGAAGCCAGCTTCGTTAGTGTACATTTTAACTCTTCTATCCTTAACATCCACACGTCTGTAGAACAAGTCTCCAAATACGGAACGGATAAGGTTTGCGGAGAATTCTCCACGGTTGTATTGTACCAAGTTACCATTGTTACGCATTCTGTGGTAAACACCAGCAGACACACGCTTCAATTCTTGCTTAGATCCATTAGTTTTTACAGTGCCTGGCTTAGACCAGATCATTCGCTTCACCTTAAGTTCAAGCATTGCTTTTCTCAACATGAATTCTACGAATGGCTCCCACTTAACATCATTACGAGTTAGAGGAAGTTGGTTTCTACGCTGAGGAGCGTACACCAAGATATCAAGAGGTTTGCCAGAAGCATCACGCATAGTCTTGTCATCAGCCCATGCAGTAACTTGGTGCTCAAAACCATATCCAGAACCAAGAGATTCGAACATAGTGATTTTCTCACCAAGTCTTGGTAAACCAAGAAGGTCCTGATCAAATTCACCAATTGCAGCATCAACTAGTTCTAGTTCGATACCAATTTGCAAGAAGGTAGGGCTTACGAAATCCAAGATTGGGTTATCAGACACCAATGTGAAAGTGTAAAGGAAACCTGCATTCCACGGAACTGGATCTTTTACAGCGTACCATCTTGGACCATACTGACGAGAACCTACAGAAACGATAGCGTTCTTAGAGAATTCGTTAGTGTCCAATACCACCTGAAACTCCTGACCATCGATACCTGGCTTGCTCAACTCAGCAGTGGAGCTAGGGATGTCAATGATTTTAGGGAATTTGTAAGGAACTTGAACGTCCCACTTCCAAGAATCGCTGTTGTTGTCATAGTCAGCTGGCTCAGTAGAGTGAAATGACTCCAAGTGATTTGAATCAGTTAGCTTTCCTACAGCACGTTTGTCCATTGACGCAACACGGGCATAGGTAAAGCCAGTTAAACCTGGGATTGTTTGAATTGCCATTGTTTTTTACTTTGTTTAATTTAATTTATAAGAACCATGAGTTCGCTTTTCCAGGATTGCCACCAGAACCAGGTTTTTTACTGGTTTGTCTTGCGACTTCCTCAAACAACTGGGTTGACTTCTTAGTCACTCCTGTTCTTTGTATGGTAGATAGCGTAGGATCTTTTTCTAAAATCTTAAGAAGAAGTCCCAGCTTAACTTTCATAGCGTGGTTCTCAGGTCTCTTAAGTTCCAGGATAGTCTTGTCAAAATCTGTCAGGGTTTCACCTGAAGGAGTTTTGTACTTGTCTACCAAAAGGAAGTCTTGTAGTTCTGATGCCAATTTGGGGTTTAATGGAATTCCATCAAACTCCTTTGTTTTCAATTTGTCTTGGAGGACAGACTGAACATTTTGAATATACTGATTTCGAACCATTGCTTTCTGCTGAAGTTGTTGTTCAGCTTGCTGCTCCATTTGTTGCAACTTCACTGCTTCCTTCTTAACAAGCACTTTATGATGCTTGCTAGCAACTGTTTCTAAATCACCGTAGTTTCTAAGTCTTTCAACTTCTGTGGTGACATCTTCATCATCAAATCCCTGATCTGTCAGAGCTTGTTTGATCACTCTCACTTGGTTGTCTTCATTAGAAAGATCCAACTCAGCGAAGTTCACCACATTGTTGTATACACCAAAATAATCTTTAGGGCTTACACCCTTTACAAATATGGCATCAAACGCTTTCTGGTAATCTTCTCCAAATTGACCTATGAAGTTATCAACAATTTCAATTGCACCTTTTTTCTTTTCTGAATTGAACTTCTCCAAGAATTGCTCTGGGGTTTCAATTACAGCATCCTCTTCATCATCATCTTGTGTAAAAACACCAAGTTTGAAAAGGTCCTTTGATAAAGAAACAAATGGTGATTCTGCAACATCATCCTCTTCTTCCTCAGCTTCTGCTTTGGCTGGTGTAGGTTTTGTTACAACATCGTCTTCTGCTTCTTCTTCATCATCGTCATCTCCAAGAAAGTTTTTCAAAACATCTTGTTGAGTGGGTTCCTCACCATCTAGCTTCTGGACAACTTCTTTACCTCTTGATACTTCTGGTTTCTTAGGAGCTTTTGGTTCTTCTGCTGTTTTTACGATTGTCTCTAGTTTGTCAGGATCTTCTGTAGAAGTCTCTGGAGAGAATAAATCGTCCAACAGCTGCGTGTTACCTACTCCCATCTCCATAGTATCTTCAATACCGAAGTTACCAAATGACGGAGTGTCTAGGTTGTCTGCCATATATGTAGTTAATTATTTGATTGGTTTGTATGATATAAATGTACTTTCGTTTGTAAAATAATCAAATATAGAATAATCAAAATTGTTGTATTTTTGACACGTATAGCATTAATATCAATTTTTCCATATTTTATTATTTCTTATTGTTTTTAGATGCTCTATTTGAAGCATTTATTTTAGCCACTTCAACATCATTCTTCATATTCTCTCTAGCAACATTTATCTTTTCTTTTTCAAGCTGTAGCTTCTGCATGGCTTGTAAGTTTTTAGATTGAATGTCCTGCATCTTTAGTTGATAATCTTGAGCAGCTTTAGACTGTTGTAGAGATAAGTTTGATATCTCTAATATATCAGGAGTTCCTGATTCATCAACATCAGCTGTTGCTGCTTCGCCTCTTGCAGCAGCATTAATGAGAGCTATTTCTTTCTTGTTGATTCTATCAAGTTCATTCTGATAGTTTTCATTAGCAAGTGTCTCTTGTTGCTGTTGTTGTTGAGCCTGTAGTTGAGCGGATGCAATTTGTTGTTGTTGCTCGAGCTGTTGCTGCTGCATCTGCATCTGCTGATCTTGCATTTGCTGCTGACGATCTTTGAGATTTTTGAATGTCTTCTTCATCTCTCTCATAGACTTAGTAGAATACAATTCTATTACATCATATAGTGTGCCACCATTCTGAATGACAGCCTGAGATAGCTGACGAAGCTCATTAAACATTTGTGTATCTTCTGGTCTGTTTGTAATAAACACTTTAAGATCACGAAGCTTCAAATCATTACCATTCACTTGTATAAATGCAGAT